ATGTGCTATGAATATTAGCGTGTGGATGCTCATGTATCCATTTAGCTACATAAGCTGCCTGAGTAGGAATGGTGCTTGGGTCTCTGATGCTCATTCCTGGATGAGCCTTCTCAAATTGCGTGCCCATACGTCCCCCGCCGACCATCTGGAAAGGTCCCCATGCACCTCCACTGGGATCTCTCGGATTGTAATCATACTTGGAGCCGTGACCACTCTCACCGGCTCGGATGCCTTGCATGGTCATGAAGATGCGCCGTGCCTCTTCATTATCTCCGCCTGCCGCTTTGATGGCTTCCGCCTTATACAGAGCCGTCAATGCTCCCGCGTGTGAACTGGCCTTCTGCCACTCCTCAGTGGTGATCATGCCGCCGCCACCCCCATTACCACCACCGCCACCTCCTCCTCGACCCCCACGACCGGCAGCGACAGTTCCTCCTTTACTCCCCCATGCAGGCAGTCCGCTGATGCCGCCGGACTCGAGCGCCGTATAGGTTGTCCCCGCCTCAACGATCTTGTTCAATGCATCGGTGTTCTTGTCGGTGGCATCAGTCTGCTTCTGGGTGGCATCGGTATTCTTCTTCTCATCAACCTTTTTATCACCACCTCCAAATATATCATGAAACTTGTCCCATAGCCATTGCGTGACCCCCGACTCCTCCGGCCTTCCATGTTCTATCTTGAAATCCGGCTGGGGCTTGGCAGCTTTTCCCGCCAATTTGATTATCCACTCCAAGAAACTCATTATATCCTGAAAAACCTGTTTGAGCTCCGCTTGATGACTGGTCAAGAAAGTAATAAATTCTGTAGTCAATTGCATGAAGAAGATTTCGAAGGTTTTCTGTAACGTGACCATTGCCGTGTTGAGATTATCGGCTGCATCGGCTGCCGCCTTAGGATCCCATCCGGTTTTCCGGTTAATCTCATCAATCTTCTTGAGTTTCTCCTGTTCGCTTTTGCTTCCTTCGGCAGTCGATGCGACGGCGTAGACCTCCGGCGATATGCCGAACACTCCAGCTTGAGATATACCGGCGGCGAACGACGAAGATGTCCTGGAGATCTGTTCCGCCATACCTATCTGGAGTTTGTTGATGTCCCATTTGCTCGGATCATCTCCCGACATGAACTGCTTGGCGAGATCTGGGAACCGAGCTCGGATGGTGCGCGCCAGGGATGGATACATTCGAAGTTGAGTGCCCATGGTCATGGCACTCTCCTTGTAGGGGACTCCCCCCATCAGTTGGTCCATCATTCCGGCCCCATACAGAGACCCAATGCTGGTGCCGACACGCACGGCGGCCCAGTGAAGGCCGACCATCATCTGAGATGTCTTGATGCCTTCCCGAGCTACGTATCCAAGAACATTGCCAAGTATCTGGAGGCCGCCCACCAGAGCGCCCATCACCCCGCCGGTGCGTATCAGACCGACCGATCCGGCGATGCCAGACATGCCGGGCAACTGCATTATGAGACCCCAGTTGGAACTCCCACCCCCGGCACCACCTCCGCCGCCACCACCAGCTCCTCCGCCCCCGCCTCCCATGAACACCGACATCCTGTTAGACAGGACATTGATGGTCTGATTGAACTGGTTGATGTGAACGGTAGTATTATTGATCGTCTGGTTAAATTGGTTCCAGGTATTCTGGTCCATCTTGTAGACGAGTTCAACAAGAAATCTTTTCAGAACCTCGTCGACCATTTACTTCCTCTCCATTCGGCGACGCATTGCCTCGTGAGCTCTGGTTTCATTTTCAGACTTGGCCCGCAGGGTGTCGTTCATCAGATCGACGTGAGACAGATCCAACGTGCCATCGATCAGACTCTCGAACTTGCACATGCCAGCATCGACTGGCCCCATCATGTAATCGAGATCGTCGGGCAATCTCACTGGTTCAAAATCGATGGACCGTCTCTCCTGGTTTCTGATGACCAGTTTCTCTCTGGAAAAAAAGGTCCGAACGACCCTCCGAGAACATTGATCACGATTTGCAGCATAGACCCCATGTCGATGTCTTCCATCTGCGGGCGATGCGCCCGCTCATTCCACACCGGAGCCCATCCGCGACCCTGGCCTTCATCCCGCTTCACCAGGTTCATGCACGTCGATATGACGTAGTCGGTCGTCTCCTCAGGCAACTCGGCGATGGCCTTGATGATCGGCATGGCGTTGACCACCGCTTCCTGGTTTGTCGCCGATGTGTCCAGACTACCATCTCCGTTTAGCTTGGGGACGACCTTAGAGCTCTCCTTGATGTATTGACCCAATGGCTCCATGATCGGAGCGAGTCGACGGATGACGTTGAACTGAGTCATCGCATCCATCCTGGCGGACCGGTAGTTCCGGCCATTGACCTCGAACTCCATGGCTCACCTCACGTAACCGCAGGTGTGCCATTGCCCAGGAGCATGTCGACGATGATAGCATCGAAGACCCATTCCATGGTGCCGCCGTCCTTGGCATTGATGTTGTCTGGAAGCTTACGGAACGCGCATTGCTGGGCGGTAAATGAGTCACCTCGAGCCACGTCGCGGATCGAGATGATATTCTGTCCGTGGTTCGCAGACGATGTCGTCTGGAAGTTGTATGCCTGATCCAGCATGTAGTTGAGCGGGGAAGTCTTGAGGGTGCGGATGGTGACCGACCCTCCCTTGCCCGCGTGCAGCGAATGCATGCCCGATCCATCCGCGCCCATGGTCTTGGTGTTCTTGTTCTCGTCCATGGCGATGGTGATGCCTTCCTCGGCGATCCCCTCGTCCATGCCGATGGAGAACGACATGCCAGGGCCGGTGACCGCCCCCAGGATGTCCAGGAACGAATAGACATACTGAGACATAGATGACCTCCTTTACCTATTGACGTTGATAATGACACCGACGAAGTGAATGGCCCCCGCCAGTTTGGCGGCGACCTGAATGAGCACCGACTTGCGCGCTTCACGATCCGCCTGATCCTGCGTCGCCACAGGTGGGGCGTATACGTAGAAGCCTTTGGTCAATGTGTCGCCCATTGATAGCTGACCGAAGCCCCCAGCTGTCCACACTCCGGGAGCGACCAGCCCGTTGGTCACAGCCTGGACGCAGGCCGCCTCGATGACGTTGACGATCTGGTGCGTCCCGGCGTCGGTCTGTGGGATCTTAGTGGTCGACTGGTAGAGCAGATTATACACGTCGGTCTGCACCCGGTTCTGCAGCCAGTCGGTGCCATGCACCTCATCGAAGAAGTATCCGTTGGCCATCACACCTTCCTGGATGATGGCGGTCGAGTTGTTATACCTGACGTAGACGTTGCAGTTCTTGGCCCGCAGCGTCGCCGCCCAAGACTCGGTCAACGTCTCGGGCACGATCCCCGGCTCCTGCTTGAACTTGAGGGTGATGGTGGTGTTGGACCCCTCGAAGTTCACGGTGAACGCCCGCCCGAACGCCGACGCCACAGCGTAGGGTGACGATTGCGAGTAGAAGGTGAACGTCCGTTTGAGATCGAGGGACTGGAGCTGCGATGGCAGATCAGACTGGACGGCAGAATTGAGCACGTCGGTATTCTGGTAGGTGATGCCGAATATCCGAGACGTGTCGTATCCCTCAATCTGCTCAGCAGCGATAATGATGTCGGCAATCGGAGGAGGTGTGGTCACCGCATACATCAGGCCATACCAGTCACCAGAGATATCGGCGAATGTGGCCACCGCCTCGGGCAGCGTCTCAGAGTCCACACCATCGACCGGAGCCGGAGCGCCGCTCGCCTCGGTGAGGAACGCCACTGCCGAGATGTCCGTGCCAGCGCCGCCCAGCAATGTCGGAGCGCTAACCGTGGCCGCCGACGCGGCGATGGTCAATGCCGCTCCACCCACTCCGGGAGCAGCCGCCTCGAGATACAAGGTGTCGACGCCATCCTCCCAGAAGGAGAATAGCAGGACGTTGGTGTCCGTGCTCGACTGGAGCACCGACATGAGACTCTCCAGCGTGGTCGGCACGTCGGGGCCGATCTCCACCTCGGAGGCGTTCTGCGCCGGTCCGGTGACAAACGAGATCACTGATCCGTTGAGAGTGATGGTGTCTCCATTGTTGGGGATAGCCGAGAACAAGATGTTCCCCGATGCCGTTGGCGGCCTGGCCCAGCTGACTGACGACGTGGGGCCAGTCGATCCCGACATAATGTTGAAGCGATCATTGAAAGGATCCCACTGCACCGTCGCCCCAGAGATACCCGGACCGCCGGGAGGAGCGGCGCGTAGAGCCGTCTGGATGATAGCAGCCACACCGTTGAGATTAGTGATGGCGGTGAAGTTCATTCCCTGTAGACGCACCGGCACGCCATCGACAGAGATGTTCATCGCTCCGTTGGCGATAGGTATCCAGTTCTGGATCGACTGCTGAGCCGGTGTCTGGATGGCACCATGCATCTCGCCCGACGTATCGTTCTGAGCCCATCGACCGATATACAAGATACTTGGTTGCGGAGACTGCGAGAAGAACAAATCGGCGGCGAGCGACTCGGGCAACGCTACGCCGAAATCGTCCTCCACCTCGGTGAGATTGGAGTATTGCCTGTATCTCTCGTTGGTGTCGATGATCGGGGAAGATCCCAGGATCATCAACGTGCCGAAGTTGCGCAGCGGCGCGGCCAGGGGCTGGATGACGACCTGGACGTTTACGACATCGCTGACATCAAGACCCTTGACCATTGCCTTCTCCTTCCAGTGGTAGTTTCAATTGACGCGGCTCGGGATAAGGCTGCGTCTCCCAATTCTCGATATCTCCAGGAGGATCCCGGTGAATAAGACCATGCGCCGTGAGCAGGTTGCGTATCGGATAGTATCTGACGGCGACGTGGCGAATGGTGAAGTCGAAGTCGTATCGCCGCCGCCATGCCATGTTGACCAGCTCGGGGGCCTGGCGCACCGATCCCGACGCGACGAAGCCCATGCCGTTGAGAAGCATGGCGTCTCGGTTCTGAGCCACCGACAACCCGTCCCGCAACAGGTGGGCGTTACCCCGGCAGTGTGGACCGTAGAACGACGCCAGAATGGTCAGCTCCTCGTGCCGCTGCATCTCGTCGTATCCCAACTGGTTCTGCGTCGAGTAGCCATGGTGGATGAACGCGGCGTTGTCGTCCGGTGTCTCTTCCTGGATGCCGATGGCGCACCAGTCGACGGTCCGCTCCGGTGACTTGGGCGGAAGTTCCTGCCACCGCGGCCGCACCATGTTAGTCGGCAGACCGGTGATGCCGAACACCATCTGCTGCAAGAAATGCTCGAGGTCGTAGTCCTCGAGGTATGGCGGGCTGTCCGGCGTCGGCTGGACATATCCGAACACCCGGCTATCGGGTTGCGTCCACTGATCCCATGGTGGAGGTGTGGGCGGCGGGCGAGGAGGATTGATGGGAACGCCACGAGTCATCGTTACCTCGGAGGATTGAGTTGCCCAAGAGTGCAGATCGCTTGCACGAAACCGCGACCGAACTGCGACCAGTCATCCACCTGAATGACGATGTAGAAGACACCAGAGTTGACCGGCCATTCAACCTCGTCCGCCGATGTCGCCCCTTTGCCTCCCGTCAATCGGAACTTGGTATAGATCTGGATCGCGCCCGAGAGTCTCTCCTCTTCCGGGAACCGCTCGAGCTCCCGGCCCCGAATGGCAGTGACCACACCCGAGACACCGCGAAAATCCTTCGGGTTAGATACGTGCGTCACGCCATCCACCAGTTCCTGGTCGTAACGGAACACATCAAAGTATGTGAAGAACAACGGATTGGCGAGGACATCGTTAACGTCTAAGCCAGGCATATCACAAACCCCTAACCTCGGAGGTGATGGACTCTTTCAACTGTCCCGTCTCATCCAATGTGTTGGTGCTCATCGTGCCGCGCTGCTTGCGCCGTTTGACCGATCCTGGATCGAGAGGCGGTGGCGGGCTGGACTCGATCACTCCTTGGATGGAGACCACAGATACTCGTCCAAGCTCCTCCAATATATTCTTAGCCGAAGTTTTATCTTTTCTGTAAAGAGCCTCCGCCGCCCGTTTCATCATCACCCGCGCGTCGCTCTTCACCAGATCAATTCCTGGCTTCATGAACGGTCGAGGCGGCACGTTCATCGATGGGGCTCCACTCTCCATGATAGCCGCCAGGGCGATGTTGCCAATCCGGCTCGGCACGTCACGCGGATTAGTCTCCTCGGTTATGCCCACATACAAGCTGACTTTCTGGATTGAGTTCACCCACGCCTGGACCAGCGGCATGTTGTCCACCTGAGTGACGAGGGTGATGCGCGCGGGCATCAGATTACCAGGCCGCCCGATCCCGCCATCAGGATCATGGCGAATAGACGATTGCCGTAGATGGTTAGACCGAACCATCCGGCGTTCTCCTCGACGCCCACCGACGCGTTATAGGTGACGCCGATAGGGCCGACAGTCTGTCCCGAGATGGCCCCTGTGGAAATTCCAGGAGTGCCACCGGCGTCGGCGGTCTTCTTAGCCTGCTGTTCCAGAGTGATGCAATGGGCGCACCACAGCTCGACATATCGGTCGAGCATCTTGCCCCATCGCAACGCCCCAGGAATGCCGACGAAGTTAGGATCCTGCGTAGGGACATTGTTGAGCATGTCGTATCCCCACTGCAGATAGAATGTCACTAAACTGTCGGGATAGGCCCCGACATCAAAGAATTCAGGGTAATGGTCCCTGAAGGTGGTGATGGTCGCTGTCACTTCTTATTCCACAGCTTATCGGCTGCTTGTTGGATGTCGTCGAGCGACAGTCCGGGAGGACCGGCGGGACGATAGTCGGCAATCTTCTCATCTCCCTTCGGCCCCACCGTTACGTTGGAGGGAGGGGTGACCGAAGGAGACGGAGCGGCAGTCGCAGACGGAGGTGTCTGATCGTTCTTCGGCACCCCCGCCGTGCGCATGGCGATGGCTATAGCCTGCTTCTGAGGTTTCCCCTTGTGCATCTCCCCTCGTATGTTCTGAGAGATGGTCTCTTTCGAGGATCCTTGCTTAAGAGGCATTATTTCCTCCTACCTCTCCGAGCGGATTTGGGAATGCGCTCGTCCACAGGGTGGCCGTGTAGGGGACCGGGATCCTGCTCGGCCTCGGACACCGATTTGGCCCGAGACTTCTCGATCTCCTCATTCTCCTTCTGACGCTGTTCGTATAGCCTGTTCTCCTCGATGGCGCGTTCAGCGTTGGCTTTCGCCAGAGCCACAGCGGCGTCGGGGTTAGCTGGCACCCCGCCGCTTAGTCCCCGAACTGGATCGGCGAGTTGCGCTTGCACCGCCTCGATAGGTAGCTCGATGCGGGTGATCAACGCCTTCCACTCCGGCGTTTCCTTCAGCGACTCGTCGATCCAGTTGAGTCCCCGCCGAAGCGGGAACATCACAGTGTTCTTGCCCACGATGACCCGTAGGTTGAATGCGTGAGCAAGGTTGACTTGCACGGTTGACATCTTATCGACCTCCTATCAATGTCAGAGACCGTCCGCATACCCTATGGTCTCGGGATACACGAATTCCATCACCCCAAGACGCCCGAAGTAGGTTGCCTTGTGATAAATGGACTCATACTGAAGCGGAGTGCGCATCAGTAGTGTCATCGGGAAACGAACCCGCTCGCGGTCCTTGGAGTAGCAGATCATCCGATCCACCGTTCCAACCTGACCCGGAGTGCCGCCGACACCCATGCCGATCAGCCACTTGGCCGGGAGGATCTTGAGCGATCCGCCGTTCTGGTCGGCGAGGTTGTTCTCCTCCAAGAAACGCAGGATGGAGATGTTGCCAGCATTCGACACCTTCTGCGAGACGGTGTATGAATACTGGGCCGGAGGCAGGAGCAGCCGGTCGGGGATGGCCGCCCATGCGCTGGTCTGCCAAGTCGTGGTGACCAGTGTATTGACATCGGCCAAGATCTCGTCCGGGGTCTTCGATGTCCAAGCCGTGCCGCCTCCGACGCCGACCGCCACATTGCTGGGGACGATCTGAGCCGAGTTGAGCAGGCCCGGATAGTTGAGCGGGATGTCGCCCACATACACCATCTCGTCAATATCCATCTGGTGTTTGAGGCGCATGCCGGTATACTTCTGCTGGTCGATGGGTCGACCAAGCTTCATCGCCGACTCGAGCTCGGGGATCGTATACTTGAGCTCGGTGCCCCAGAGGAACAGCGGATGGGTGGTCTTACCGATGTCCAGGGCGATGCCGGTGATGGCATTCGTGTCCTTGCCAATCCAGTTCTTGCCACCAGGATTAATTCCTCCTGGTGCAGCATAAGAGCTGTTGGTGAAAGATGACACGTCGTCAGCCACCGTCACGTCTTGGCGGAGGTCGATGTCGCGTGACCAGGTAACGGCCACGAGGGGATCATGAAGCGTCTGGTCGAGACGCTCCAATTCACCGTTGAGAAATGCACCCGTCCCGTCGAGGGTGCGGCGGTCGAAAGTGAACATCTATCTCTCCTTTCAGATGTTCCAGGCGATCTCGCCGTTCCCAGCGGAGTCAGCGGGACCGGTGAAATACGCGGGGGCTGCGACGACGCTGCCAGCTGGGGCCGAGTCCGAGGTGAAGCCACCTTGGACCTGAACTCCAGCGCTTGCGGCGGTCCAGATATACACCGGAGCGCCTTTGAGCGGTGGAGTGGTAGCCCAGACCACCGACACGGACATGTATCCGCGTTTCAAGATATCAACGATACCTTGAGTCGGGGGCACACCCGGCGTTCCTACAGGCGACGCACCATAGTTGGCCGCCGCCGAAGGCTGGATCGGGTATGGCCGCACGACGCACCCGTAGGGCACGTTGAAGCCCAGAACATCGGCAGCCACCATGCCGCGCACGCCATGCGTAACTGCGTCGATGACCACAGGGATGCCATACGACGGAGGCGGCGCGTTCGGGTCCACCAGTTGCTGCTCGATAGTGGTGCCCACCGAGTAGCGCGTGACCTCGCCGGGAATACCGGCGGGCATGCGGTATGCATAAGCAACCATCTGCTGTCTCCTTTCTCTCAGTGGCGCTTGTTGACGCGCGGGTTCCAGTAGTCGTCGTTGCGCTGTTGCACATCGGCGATGCTCGTGACCGGGTTGAGCGTCTTTGCCTGACGACCCGATCCCATCTGAGACGAGACAGTGTCCCGTTGCTTGATGGTTGCCGCTGCGTCGAAGATGGTAGCCACCCGGTCGCAGCTCATTCGCTTGAGGTCAAGGGCACGCCCTCCGTTGAGATCTTCGAGGATGTCCTTGGCGTCGTCTTCTTGCATCGCCGCACCGATCACCCGGCGACGGAATGCACATGCCCTCTCCACCGTCTGCTGTGGAGATAGCTTGGCGTCGAATGTCGGCATGCGAATGCCAGGCACGAGGATTTCCGCCCGTGCCAACATGTCGTCAAAGCTTTCCTCCAACGCCACCGAGTCCTTTGCCGACGAACGACGACCCTTGTCCTTGGTATCCGACTTGAACAACGGGTTCTCGAAACCGAGCTTCCCGAGGTTGTGGTTCTTGCCGGAATTGGCACCGGGGAACTCGTCCTTCTTCCCCTTCTTGTCGTCGTCTTCATCGTCATCGTCCCCGCCCTTCTTCTTGAACTGCGGGGGAAGCTCGTCCTCTTCGTCCTCGGAGTCACCCGCGTCGCGGGTCTCGAGTTTGGTCAGGCGAGCATCGAGGTTCTTGAAGCTCTCGGTGATCTTGGAGAAGCCGTCCTGGACGATGGTGCGAAGCGCCGCGTCCTCAGACTTCTCTTTCTTCTCCTCTTCTTCGTCCTTGTCGTCTTTCACTTTCGCCTCCGATCCTGATGGAAGGTGAACGTGAACGTGCTGGTCCGGGCCACCGCCCATCAGAGCACCCTCGCCGTCCGTCGCTCCTTCCGCTTCTTTCCTGAGTTCATCGAGCTCATCCTTGCTCTTGGCCATGAATGCTCGAGAGATCAGGTCGCTGATGAAGTTCTTGGCCATGACCCTTCCTTTCCTGTCATTGACCCTGCGTCTGCCGGTGTCGCCTATAGCGCATCGCGGGCCACACCGGCCCTGATCCACGAGCGCTACATGATTGCCGACGATGTTCACCTGCCTTCCTCGACCCCTATCGACGACGATGACATCGTGATCGTATCCGCAGGAGATTTCTCTCTTGCCGCCGTCATTGATGTCTACGATAGCGTTAGGATCGTTGATGAACAGGTCCGCCAGCAATAGGTCATCGTTGGGATGAGCGCCCCGGCGCACGTTCTGGACGTGGCCGATTGACAGCTCCCGGTGATTGTCAGGTCCCACACCGCCAGTGTAAGGATGATCGTTGGTGACCGGCTTGCCTTCGAATGACGCCATGGTCATCGGGCGAAACACCTCGTCGGCTGGTCTCTCCATGTCGACGATGCCGCCGAACCCCGCAGGAACCTCAGGCACCTGATCGTGCGAATACTGCTGGATGCCGGTGCGCCCGATAGGCACGTCCTTGCAGATCATGAACCCCTCGGGGGTCAGGTGTCTCTTAGGACCGATGCTCTCGGTGGTGAAATAGTCACGCACTATTCCGTCTCCTCAAGGTTAGCACCAGTGGCGTCACGTTGCCCTGGCTGCCGGAATACCCTGTGGCCTGCATCCACTGCGTCCCGGCCCAATCGAGAGTCTGGCATGGGATGTGAGACCACAAGGCAATGTTGTTATTGAAGTCGGTTTGCACCTGGATTTCGAGGCCATACAGAACACCGTCGATCATCTTGTTGCCAAGCTTCACCGTGGCCATGGTGCCGGTGATGTTCACCGCAGACACGATATGCGCCATCGGATTAGGATCCGCGCCAATCGATGCCCGAGCCACATACAGTCTCGCCCGCGCGGCCAAGATCAACTCATTCGATTTCAGATCGTTGACGAAGTCGATGGTGAAGTCATCGACCTCGTTCGGCTGAATGACATCGAAGTCTTGGCCGCAATACATCAGTCCCTCCTATGGGGGCGGCACCATGGAACGCGCCGCCCCCATGGCCGAGCGACCGGGACAGCAGCGAGGTCGAACTGTGCCCGAGGTGGTAGTCGCTCAGAGCTCAACAATCGCATGGCTCCTGACTCGTCATCATCCGATAAACGGTGCGCACCCGCCCCTTGCAGTTGACCACGTATCGACCTGGCATGACGTTCGGCATAGGGGCGAAATACAGAGGTTGCACCGATCCAAGAGCAGCGTGCCACGACGACGCCACCAGTTCCTGGACCCAGAGGAACGCGGCCCCGCCGCCGCGCGCCATCGCCGACGCAGCCATCAGGGGATACGAGAACATGGGCTTCACTCGGTTCCGCACCGCCGTCTTACTGGACGCCGACAGATGGACGGTCCCGACCGATCTGGCAACCATGGCCGCCGCCATCACCTTGGACCGAGCCCGAAGGTGGACGTAGACTTCTCGAGGTCCCACCGCCGCCCCAGCTACTGCCATCATCCCAGATACTGCCGTCAAGACAACGTGCCCGACAGGCCGCAGTCGAGCCTTGACGGATGCGGCACCTGTCGACCGCATCATCGCCATGGGCGACATCCGAGCTCGACCCTGAGCTCCGGCGGCGGTGCGCCCGTGAATGGCTGTGACCTGGACCACACCGCCGATCCCGGCGTGCGACTGCTCGGCGCTCGACCCTTGTCCCGACAGATGAGTCGATGCGGTGGATCTGAACCTCCCCGCCGCCCATGACAACCCGCGAGCGATCAGCGCCACTACGTCATGGCGCTGGACGCCCATGTCATTGACTGTCGTGGAACGAGCGGTCAGATGAGCTATACCCACAGCGCCGGTCAGGTTATCACGGAAGCTCATCTTGATGCGGCCGGTCAAGTATATCGTAACCTTCTCGACGATGCCCATCCGGCTGCGTGTCGCCCCGGCTCCAGACAGATGCGTGGTCAAATGAGCTCCAGATCGACCGGCGATCCTGGTTCCTGACTCGATCAGCATCAGCGCCGGTGTGGACACACCAGCAGGCTCCTTGACCACCGAACGAGATTTAGCCGTCAGCAGAGTCGATGCGCCGAACGCCAGTCCCGCCACCACCTGTCGCACCGTCGCTGTCAAGTATTCGTATAAGACGAAATCGGTCGACAGAACCTCGCCGACGTTTTGCGTGGATCCTCTCGCCAGAATGTGTGTCCAAGATGAAAGTCCAGGCACCGGCGCGTTGCGTATCGCCCCTCGAGCAATCATCTGCTGCAGGAAGAATGATTGCCCCCTCGTCTTGGCCTGCGCGTCCGTCGCCCCCACCAGAACCGATATGAGCTGAGCCGACGATCCGGTCGGCGACGCGGCGATGGGACCTATGCCAGGCATTACGGTAGCTGGCTCTCGAGTTCGGCAACGCGCTTACGTAATGACTGAAGCTCAGAGACCAGGTATGGGATCAGCTTGGAGTAGTCGGCCCCCCACAAGTGAGGCCCCTGATCTGCAGCTTTCTTGCCGGGTGGATCTGGCAACGGGGGTGTAACCGCTTGGGGAGCCACGTCAAACAGCTCCTGGGCTATGAAGCCGTGTCCGGTGTTTGATGACCTAGTCTGGGCAACGACATCAAACTGAGGTGATGGAGCTTTCCACTCGAATGCGACCGGCCTCATGCTGTCGATGAGTTCACCTACGTCGATGTCGTCATCGAGATCTCGGATGTTCTCCTTCAGACTCCTGTCGCACGTCGTATTGTAAGCTGTAGTTGATCCCTGGGTATAGATATTGCCGACGTTGGTGCCTCCCGCCGAGAAATACCAAAGATAGGCGCTGGTGCTATCGGAGCGCCCCCACCCGGCATAACCGACGCCAGATGCCGTCGCCCAGCATCCGAAAGCCGCCGACCACCCTGCGCTGGGAGCTCCGTTCGCAGTCGTAACATTGGCCATGGCCGATCCGGCACCATTTGCATAGAAGCCGTTGTTGGTGACGATGGCCTGGCCGCTCATGGTAAGCTGACCCGTCATCGTACTGCCGGCTATTAAGACTGGTGCCGTCGGAAAATCGCGTGTGGTCCAGACATTGTAACTGGTTCCCGACCAGGTATTTCCAGCAGTCACAGCGCCAGCCTGAGGCGAATACGAAAGGACTGTGGCGTTGACACCAAGAACCGCTGCACCATCGCTACGTGTAGCGGCAATCCTATAATTACCAAGAGTTACATCAAAATAGCAGTTGTCTGCAAGATAAGCAAATGTAGAAGTGGTAAGACCACCACCCACAAAGCTATAGGTATCAGCCTGGAATGATGGTGTTGATGGAATGTTGGAGTGGCAGGAGAGAGAACCAAATTTTCCGGGGCTCTGGGCCACATCCAATGCCGCTGCCCCCAGGAACCTCACCGATCCAATGAGCTTCTTACGCGTATAGTTGGATGGCATCGCCGGAGCCGTCGCCGACAACGAGAACAAGATATCGGGTTGCAGGGTCTGGTTGGAATACAGCGACGGTCCGATGAGATAGACGTAATATGCCGTGCCAGACACCGCCGCGCCAGTGTCCAGACCGCCCACGCCCGTGCCTGATGCCCAGACGGCATTGAGGCTCTTGGTGAACGCTGTCTGCAGAGCCATCACGGCAACGCCGTCGTCCGACGTAGCCGAGCCCACGGCAATGTCGAGAACACCGTTGGCAGCGTCCGGCGTCAATGCGAGGCCGCCGATGTGACCGGCTAGGGCCCTGGGACTCACCGTGGACCAAGTGGGCAGCGTCATGGTGCAAACGGCAGATCCTGACAAGTTGATCGCCGCCCCGGCGTTGCTGCTACCGATGATCGTGGTGCGAACTAAGGCCGGTGCCGATGAATACGTTCCTTCCCCAATCTCCCATGCCCCGCCCATGTCCTCGATGACATAATCGAAGGTGTCACCATTGGCAGCTCCAGCTTGCGCTGGAGTTTGAAATCCCATCAGGGCAGCACCCACGGCGGCGCTGCCCGTGCCCGCCGTAGGGGTGGTAAATCTTACCCGGTCGAGAATACGCCAGGCCATGTCATGCAGCCGTCAGGATCATGGCACCAGCGACGAACGACGCGGTGACACCTGTGGGTATCTGCTGCTCGACGATCTTACGCATCGACCCAGACCCAGTTCCAGACGTGTTGACCGCAGTTCCCGCATTGACCACCGTGTAGCTATCGGCGGTGACCGGCGCGGTGACCGTGAGGATGCCGGTAAAGTTCGACTGCGAGAACGTCGGGCTGACGCCACCGAACTCGGTGGACCAGACGACCGGATCTCCGACGTTGAAGCCATGCACATGGGATGTCATCACTGCAGGAGACGCCGAGTTGACTGTCGTCGGTTCCCAGACGTAGTTGCCCAGATAATCCCAATCCAGGAGATCGCCGCCATTGGCCGCGTCATACAAGCCGAATGCTACCACCTGGCCCCACGGTGTCAAGGCTGTGGGGAAGTTGATCTGGCCGGTGTTGGCAATCTGACTCGGTGCCGATCCCGAAGGACCACCGAACGCGGTGAAGCCGATAACGTCGCCCACACCCACACCTGGTGCCGCGGCGTTAGCCGACATGGTGACCGACGACCCGGCTATCGACAGGATAGTGGTTCCAGGCGGGATCGCCGCGCTTTGACTGTGGTCGAAGATACGCATCCCCGGCACAACCCACGAAGGCACCGCCGACGCAAAGTTCAAGATGGCGTTGCCGACCGCTGTGGCAGCTGATGTCGGATCAGTGCCCGCGACCTGAGCCCGAGCGTATCCGGTGCCCGCCGTCGCCACTTCGGCGAAGCCGGCCCCCGAGTCGTTACCCACGCCTGTGAACAGAGCCATCCACACCGCAGGCAGAGGCGGCATGGCAATCGATCCGGTGATCCAGTTCAGTTGGGCGTCGGCGGTGTAGTCGGTCAAACCCGTCATGATCTATCTCCTATCTGTATTCTCCAACCACGGGTTCGGGGATGCATCGGCAGTCCGGAGCATCGCCGGGGTGGCCTCGCATGCCTCTATCGTCAACCACCGGGGGATCGCTCCACCGGAAGAACTTCCCCTCGAGGGCACGGTGACGGGGGCGCACCTTCGTATCTCGAGCGGTGCGCCAGATGTATCCCTCGGACCCCAGATAATACGCCCGGAGTCTCACCACAGCCGAAGCCACGCGGGCCACCTCCCGACGAGCTACTGTATTGGCTTCCGTCTCCAGCAACCGCATCACCCTGCCGACGCTATAACCATCGGCCAGACGTTGCGCCGCCACCACCGGCATCTCGATGATGATCGCTGCCTGTTGCATCACCATCTCCCGGCCAAACTCCTCGCTCGATGTCACCCGCGCCTGAGTGGCCAGCGGACGGTGCATCTCATGTCCCTTGCGTATCCATGCCGTGAGGTCGCGGCGCATGATCTCGTCGACCATCCGACGAGCGGCGAACTCGGCCCATGGTCTGATGATCTGAGAATACCGGAACAACAGGTCCGCACCCTGGTGAGATGGCATTCCCTTGATCATGTCGCAGCATTGCCGCGCGATCACCCGCAGGGACCGAGCGTATGATTTCTCGGCGTTGCGCACGCTGCGCCACGGTCCCTGCTCGGTGATCTTCTCGGTGCGGCGTTGTAGCGAAGTGAGCATTCAGTATGCCGTGTAAGCGTTGGGTCCTGTCTTGCGCAAGTGGCGAACCTGCTCCGCCGTCAGCGCGGCGGTATTGCCAACAATCGTCACGCCGCTGCCCGCAGCAATGGTCACGCCACCCGCGCCTGCCTCCAGTGTGGTGATGCCATTAGGGGGGAAGCTCGACGTAGCCGTGTCGGGCGGCACGGTTACAGTGACCGCTCCGGTGGCGGCGAAATCCAGGAATTTTCCAGCGTCACTGGGTTGCAGGGTATAGGCGGTGGCCGCCACACTGACCGGCAGGCCGCCGACCGCCATGTTGAAGACGGCCAGCATGGCCCTGTTGGTGATGCCGAGATTAGCTAGGTTAGCGCCGATCATGGACATGTCATTCTCCTCTGCAATGGGCGCAGTCACAGTCATCCGTGCACTGCGTGTCTTCCCAGGTCAAGAACGGATCAGGCGGCGGATCATCATCGTCCGCATTCTTAGCGAACGTCACCATCGATTGCATCACTTCCTCGTATGACGAAGGGACGAACCCCATCGACTCGACTACCAGGTGCTCGGCGATGGTGGCGATCGGATGAGCCTGCACATACGTCAGACCGCCGTGATACATCAGGATCCATTCGATCTCTTCATGCTCGTTCAAGGATCGATCGGGTGACATTGCGCCGGTGCCGCCTCCGACTCGCTGAGCGAAGATGTAGTCTGGAGTGCGCCGGTCGATGTATGTCACCCGACCATCGCCTGACGAGATGGCCAGCAGCCTGACGGTGTGATCTCGACTAATTCTCCGGTCGGGCTGTGGAAACGTCGTGAGGACCCGGCGCACATGCTCGGCCGCCAAGTCTCCAACCTCCTTACGCACCGCATCGTATAGACCGAGCGGCACGGCATCATGGTCGAGGACCCGTCGCGGGGGGAAGAGGGCGGCTGGTTGCCTCTTGACGACGGGTCCTCTCGGGGTCCTGGCTTCACCCCGATGCCAATGCAGGTGCATCATCGCTTCAACTCGTCGATACGCTTCTGCAGCGCATCGATCTCTCGAGTCTCAATCGTCTTGACGCGTCTCTCCAACGCGGCCACCGACCTCTTCACATCCACCAGAGGTCTCATCGCCTGAGTGATCAGATCCTGGCAAAACTGGGGAACGGCCCTCATCTCACCGTCGAGTTGTTGCACCTTGGTCACCGTCACCGCCAGGATTGAAGTCGGATCGTATGCCAGCAATCCTTCGTCGGTCTCGTAAACGGCATCGGGAACAATAGCTTGGATGTCGTCGGCGACGAACCCCCAGTAGACCCGATCCGGTTCCTTGAGCGCCATTGATCTCCGGCCCCCGACTGCCAGTGGATCATCAATCTCTTGGGGTTTCCACTTGAACCGCACCGGCGCAAGGAGATCGAAAGCCTGTCCAGCCCGTTCGGGATCGACCGGCGTAATATCCTCCTTCAGATCACTGTCCGAGATCAACGCCGCGCCGCGCGAGTAGACAGTACCGCCAAAATAGACGTTCGGCGGCGGGTTGGTATCAGTCCACATCACCCGCTGACTGCTCCAGCCTCCGTTGTTGGTCCACAGCTCGAATTGACCTTCCGGAGGGCCATTTCGACCGGCGATATAGCCGCGCATCCAAGCGATCCCATTGCCCGACGCATCGGTGAAATTGAGGGCTTGTGTGTAGGTGCCATTGTTATTGTCCGCTGCGCGTAGCTGTAGCTGTGCGTTGTTTATCGTCAGTTGACCGGTCATGGTGCTACCGGACCTGGCCACATAGCGAGCGTCGCCGTTCGTCGTGTCGATGATGCTACGCCGATTGGACGCGTCGAGGTTCTCGATCTGAAAGCCGTTGGTGCGGATCACCATGTTGACGCCAGTCACCTTGCGTAGCCATGACCCACCGAAGAAATCTATACCTTGACCATCATTCCTGCAAATAAGACCATCCGCACTGATGGTAGCCACAGTGATATTGCCGCCCCATCGCGTATCGAAGTCGACGCCACTTTGCTTGACCAATGGCTCGCCGACCGATCCGCCAGCGTAGTATCCGCTCAGAGGAATGCCCGCCGCCTGGACGATAGTGTCGATAGGTGCGATGGTTCCCGGAGAAGCATTACCGCGCGCCCCAGTGTTGCTCAGCACCAGCAGATCGGTGCCGATGCGGTTTTCGAGACGGAAGTACCCCAGCGTCTCGATGTAGATAGTGACGCCGATGGCAAATCCATCGTTGCTCCGCACCGCAGCCGCGTTCTGCACCCCGACGGCATCCATGACATAATCGTGAGCCAGGATTGTCCATCCGGCGGTGCCTGGAATGCCTTGCGGTCCTGATCCGACGATCTCGGAGTCGGTCGGAGCGACAGTGCCAGGCGGCCGATTGATCTCGTATCCAAGATTGCGCACATCGATCTGGTCAGTGTTCAGATCTCGCCTGACCACCATCACGTATCCAGCGTTCTCGACAAATGCGATGAGCCCCGGAGGGAACCCCCGCGCGTCGTATAGTTCCACCGTGGCCACAGCACCAGCGGCTGGCATGGTGAAGTCGGCCACCAGGCTGGTGAATACGTCCGCGCCCGCTGCGCCTGGAGTGCCCAGCGATCCGACGACGAAGCCCATTACGCAGCCTTACCCTTGGCGATGGCCACGTTCACCTGTGGAGCGTCGACCACCGAAGATACCATGTCGGCGATTTCCTCGCTGGCGAACGGAAACTTGTTCTCCTGCAACCGACGCGACAGATATTGCCAATCAGCTTCCTCGAGGAGCACATGGTCATCGTTGGCGGCATTATCGAGAGCCCTCTTAACCGACAATGCCGGAGCCATCTCCTTGACCGTCATCCCTTCAGCAGGGGCGTTGGTGACGATGGCGATGAACGCCAACCTATAATCCAAGTTCGGCTTGTCGACCATCTTGATGTTGCGCAGCGGTATCTGCCTCACGGGGACCTCCTCGATTTCAGTTGGGCAACATCCTGCTTGAGCGTCTGCAACTGCGACACCGTGACTGCGATGATCGATACCGGGTCGTATGACAGCATTCCCTCGGCATCTTCGTAGACGGCCTCTGGCACAATCTCCTTGATGTCGTCGGCAACGAAGCCCCAGTAAACCCGATCCGCGTCACTGCGCGGCACCATGCGCTTGACACCCGTCTCCGGATCAGTAATCTCTATCGGCTTCCACTTGAAGCGCACCGGCTGCAATTGATCCAACGCCTCACTAGCACCAACAGGATCGACCGGCGTGATCTCGTCCTTCAGATCGCTATCTGAAACAGTGAGGAACTGAGCTGCGCTGACATTGCCATTGAAGGTCGCCGATGGCGGTGCTCCAATGTTGGTCCGCATCAGTTGTTGCATGCCGTATCCACCGCAAGAAACGTGGATAAACAAGTTGGCTTCTGGATTGATGAAGAAACCCGACCGCGTGTCACGAAATAACACATGCTGCCAACCGTCGGAGCCACATAGGCTCATCCCGTTATTGACGACGTTGTTCGAGCCTTGGCCCAACGTGCGAAGACCCCCATTGTTACCCATGGTGCCGCCGTTCGCGCTAAAGCTGCCATTGATCTGCGCATTGCTGGTAACCGTCAGCGCGCCGTTCACCGAGAGCGTTCCGGCATTGATCCCCAGGTTTCCCGATGTAGTGGTGTAGAACGCCGTGCCGCCAGCCAGTGTCAAGCCTTGCCCGACGTTGGGGAAGTTCAAGTTGCCGGTCATCGAGTCGCCGGTCTTTTGCACACCGGTCAAGTTGGTCAGCACATTGCGTGCATTGGTGCCGTTGTTATTCTCGATCTGTAGCTCCTGGTTGCCGCTCGACAATCGGACTACGAGGCCAGCGCCTCCTTTCTTGTAAAGTAATCCGCCACTATAGAAACCATAACCCGAATTGTCAACGGGACAGTTAAATCCATCGGCAGTCACTATACTGACAACTGTAAGAGCGCCAGTCATGGTGTCGCCAGTTTTCAGCACCCTGGTGGTAGCATCGGCATTGGCATCCACATAAGCCTTGGTCGCCGCATCCTGGGGTGAACTGGGATCGAGCAAACCAGCGATGTAGTTATTTCCCATGGACAAAGGGCCGACCAGTGAGCCGCCGCGCTGGTCGATGATCGACCACCCAGCAAGACCGTCGTTCAATTCTACCCTGACACGCGAGTCATCGGACGACTGACGTATCACTACACCCGTGCCGAGCGACTTGTAGATACCACCTTCGGAGAAGTTCGTGCCGAAAGCAAGTCCACCGACATCAGACGGCGTCTGCAGCATGTTGGCATATATCGCGGTGCTGGTCATCACGCTCGCATCGGTGCCATCATCGACGCGGACTTGGCTACGATTGACCAAGGCACCAATGCCTGTCAGTCCGGGCCATCTCAGATCGCCGGTCATCTGATCACCAGACTTGTCGACCTTACTGCTCACCGTCACCAGCAGGTCTGCCACCGTCTGCGGCAGCACATCGTCCCATGCCATGTCGAAGTTGTTCAGTGATCTCTTGACGAGAACACTACCGACATTGCCGCCTGGCGGCACCGTGCCTCCAGTGGTGCGGGTACTAGTTCCTGCTATAAATCCCATCGTCAACCTCCAGCCACCGTCACCACTGTGGTGCCATCGGTGTCTGATACGATCGTCAGCTTCCGGTTCTGACCCGCCAATGTCTCTCCCTCCCAGTTATACCCCATGTTGGGCACCAGCTTCAGGGAGTTCGGGTCACCGACGGTGGCTTGCATGTCGTCACGCCAGCTACACCACACGATGCCTGGACCATAGTTGAATATCGAGAAGGGACCACGATTGGTCATGCCCACGAGGATCAGGTCAACCGTGTCGACCGTCCAGGTGTTGTGCGTGGTGGCCGTCACAGGAACGATGCGCAGCCCCGGCGTCGGAGGTTTGATCGGCGTCACGCTGGCCATCAGTTGACCCTCTTCGGCATGAACGTCCTCACCCGCTTAGTCTGAACGCGGGTGCCGCCGACGAGAACCTCACCGACGGCACCTTGAGTCGACGAGCCCTGGCCGGGCAGAGTAGATCCTGGTCGACCAGAGATGGGCGACATCAAATCACCGGACGACAACCACGTCTTGAATTGCTCCACCGTCAGGTGAGCCAGTGGTTCCCGCCAATTCTGCTTGTCGTAGCACGCGCGCAGTGCCGCGTTGGCCACCTTCTCGGTCGGCCACCCGAGCAACACTTTGTGCTCATCAAACTTGCCGTCGGGTCGATACAGATCGGCGATCCAGACATCAGGCGCACCAGCGTCGGGACCGACCAACACATCTATTCCTTCATACACGCCCTCGGTCGACCCGGTGTTCTCGATGTAACCGTAGTCGCCGGGCATCTTTGACTCCCACCCAAACCCTCTACGCCATCCGTTCTTGGGAGTCTCAATAACAATGGGGATACCTTGAAACTGGCGTTGAGAGTGAACCGCCCTGTCGCCAGCTCCTCGGGTGATCGCCAGGTGGATGGGATTAGCCTTCTCAACGGGTGGTGATCCAGGCGGTGGTTTCTCCCCAGGGGGCTTACCTTCCCCACCCGGCTCCCCAGGTTCCACCTCACCGGGTTCGGGTTCCTTCTCGAGTTGTTCCTGCATCTGCTTGGCCACTTCGGCCTGCGATGGCGGTCTCTGATCATCGGCGTTGTCGATGTCTTCGTCGGTGATCTGCGTCCAGACGCCGGTGATCGACGATTGCGCCCTGAGTTCCTTGAGCGCCGTCTTCTCGGATATGATGCCCGACTCGACCGCGGCGATAGCCAAGGCGGTGATCTTCTCGGCCACCGTCGACTTCTCCTCCTCGGTCAGTTGCCACAACGGCAAGAAGTTGAAGTCGGACACCCCTTCATCATCCACACCCTCTGCCCGAGCGATGACGCGCAACGGTTTCCCCAGTCTCGGACGCAGATCGATTTCCTGCCGTTGCAAGATGCCGTCGTAGTATGTCACCAGGTCGGACTCGCCGGTGGCGTTCATCCCAGCGGGGCTCTGGCCGAACAGACGAGTCAGCGGGATGTCGATGGCACCTGAGATCTGTTGGCCGAACTGGAGGATCGTGTCGCTGATGCCCGTGAACGCGTATTGCTGGCGTTCAAACTTATCAGTAGAGTCAATAACGAACATCCGTTCATTAGCTTGCCATAGAGAGTTATGCTTGATCTGCGAGATGAGCGCATCGAATGCCGGACCTCCAGCGGCGATGATTTTTCTCAGTCCCTCGACCGAGTATGTGCGGATGTCGGCGCGATACATCAACTGCGACGCGCCCTGGGTGGCCGAGTCGAACGCCACCAGGCGATCATACAACCTTTCGAGAACAGACATGCCCCACATGTTCTCGGCGATCATCTGCCAGTAAGGCAACTCGACGCCGACAAACCTCATGACGCGCGAGTGGTGAACACGCAGTCGAGGCAGGGCCGGGGCGTCGGCGGTGATGGTGTAGAACCGCGGCTTGCCCAGATCCGCGTCGTCCATGTCGGTGACCAGATCCTCGAGCGATGGCTCGATCATCCACCGGTCGAGAACGAGGAACCCCTGGAGCTGTCCCTTGCTCACCGTCTCGACGCGCAGCGGCGTCGACACGTCCTGGCCCTTGATCATCATGACGCAGATGGCCCCGCCATACAGACGCGCCCATGTCAGAGTCATCATCACACTCTGCCACAGGCCATACTTGCGCATGCCGTGCTTAAGCGTCTCGATTTTTTTGAGGTCTTGAATGCCGAGGAACTTGATGCCCCGCTTGCACATGTCCTGCGGGATGCAGTCCACAGCCTTGCCCACCAGCCACGATCCGCGATACATCCACTCGAGCAGGACGCGGACTCTGGTGATCGGGTTGAACCCGTAAGTCGACTGGGTGGCGTAGTTCTCCGATCCGATGCCAAGGCGGGCGGCGAAATTCTCATACGAGTCGCCGACCCGGACCCGGATGCGCGGCTTGGGAGCCGACGATGCCTTAGGAGCCGCCGCCACGGGACTTCATCAAGATTTCGGGGATGGACCCTCGGGGAGCTTTGCGCTCTCCGTAGGTATTGGTGAAGTATTCACGTTCCTTCTGGCCGATGGGAGCGAGCCCCGACCCGAGCCCGCTGACCCATGATCCGGTGAGAGGACCGCCCACCGAGCCACGCCACGACCCCGTAGCAAAAGGATTGTCCCCTCCAACCACGTCATCACGACGCCGTCTAGGCCACCAGTCGTGGATATAGACGTGTAGAGCCATTACCGGCGTCGACCGGGGTAAGGAGGCCGACGCGTCGGTTGCTGTCCGGGCTGTGACTCCTCAGACTCGGCAGGGGTTTCGACTGGACCCACGCCATTGGATTGGGGCGAGTCCGCAGTGCCAAACGAGTTGGTAGCCGTCACCACGGCGGTGATCATCTTCCCTACGTCGGCATCCGCCAGAGTATACGACTCCCTGGTCTCACCGGCGATGGCCGTGCCGTCCCTATACCATGCGTATTTATAGTCGTCTGGCACGTTAGTCCAGTTTCCCATGGTCGACGTGAGCGTCTCGCCCACCATCGCCGTGCCATCGAGGTAAGGGGCGTCGACATTTTCCGGAGGCCCCGTCGCCTCACCTTCTTCCCCATCCTCCTCCCCCTTATACTCGTTCATCGACGTTGCACCCATGGAGTGAGGCAAACGACCATACACCTGGGCCAGGATGATCAATGGAGAGTCTGTTGTGGTTGTCATTCGACTGTTGCTCCCATGCGTTTGAGGATCTGACGCAATCGACGTTTTCTCTCAGGATCCACTTCCCTCGCATACATGCGGTGGATCTCCTTGAGCGAGGCCTTGCCCCGCCCCCCACCTCCCGACTTGCCCCGAGATTGCCCAGATGATACGAACATGCCTCCGGGGTTGCGCGGGTGAAGGCGCTCGGTGAACGGTCCGTAGTCAAGGTAGATGTGGATGGACATCAGAGCATCCTCTGCAACTGGTTCATGCGATCTCCCTCTGATACTGAAGGTCGACGGAATGGAATGACGTTACCTACCGGCCCATCGCCTCCGTTGATGCGGCTGGGCGGAGGCACATGAGGCGGCGGCGGTTGCGCCGCGACTTGCCGGGACGCGCGGCCCAGCTGCTCCCACACCTCCAGCCCTCGGTTCTGCGACAGACATTTAACCGCCAGGGCGAGGCAATACACGCAGTCGTCGAATGCTCCCTTGGGGCACATGTATCTGACGCCGGTGCGGGTGTATTCATACTCGAATGACTCGAGCTCCTGGACGATGACGCCAGGCGGGAACATCACGGCTCCCTGCTGGATCACCACCGCCAATCCCTCCAGCAGCTGTTGTTTGGACGGCCCGGTGAACTTGAAGCCTTCAAAGTTGGAGGCTAATTCCTTTTGAAGCATCTCGACCACCGGGTCGCCAACACCCGTCGCGTCAACCAGAGCAGGGAGAGAACCAGTGGTGCGACGGATGAAGTTCAGCGTGTCTTCCCACGACCGCTGGAACCTGTGAAACTCGGCCACTCTTCCTTTGACATCGAGCCCGATGCCGACGGTATAATCCTTAGACTTCGCCAGGTCCCATCCCCAAGCGACCACCAGATCCGTCGACAAGGGACCAACGCAATCTCGGATATACTTGACACCGAATGGATTTCCTTCATCATCGGATGGCTCAGCGAGATACAACTCGCGAAAAACGGCGTCAGGAAGTTGATTGCGAGCATCGTCGATTTCCTCTTGCGCCAGGATACCAGCATCGATGGCGTCGGCGGCAATCATCTTGTGATACGACATGCCATCCGCTCCGCCCTCGGCCTTGCGCGCCAGAGCGTAGAACCAATTCTTCTTTCCCTTGACGTTGCCGATGATGCGGATCGGCCCCTTGGTCGCCGTCAGGGTCGACCGGATGGCGTGCCAAGACTCCTCGCGCATGCGAGACGCCTCGTCGATCACCGCTGCCCACACGTCCTCGCCGAACAGGTTGTCGGGCTTCTCGCCCGACTTGAACCACATGGCCGAGTTCTTCTCGCGGATCCTGATGATCATGTCGGCGTTGTTGCACCGGATCAGCTCAGCCGGTAGACCCGACTTGGCGCGGCGGAACGCGATCTCGGCCTGATTATAGACCGGAGCGATCCACCAGTAGTTGCGATTGGGCGGTCCTCTGAACGCCTGCTCGAATAGCCACGTCAGGCACCCGATGGTCTTGCCCGTCTTGGTTCCGGCTTCGATCAGGGAATATCGAGCGACCTTGCCACGCGGGTCCTTGGGCGTGAATATCGAGTCCAGCTGCTTGGGATACATCCATGGCCGGACATACTCGAAACTGATCATGGTCCCTCAGTCTCGTCGACGATCTCGCCTTCGATGACCTCGCCTTCATCGGCGCGCATGGCGGCGGTGTCGAACTTCATGGTGAACTGCACCTTGGCGGGCGCGTCGCCGAATTCGTTGAGCAGCTTGTCGCCATACTTCTTCGGCTCCCGAACCTTCATGACCCACTTACGCGTGTCGATGCGCAGTCGAGCCCGGTTGATATGTTCCTTATTGACCCGACCATTCTTCTTGCGATCCTGGCTCACATCGTCGGCGATCTCAAGGATCTCGGCCTCCATTATCTCCGTGGCATCCCGCTTGGCCTGGGCATATTCTCGGGCGAAATCCTGATCGATGCGAAGCAGCTTGTAGAAGCGCACCCACCCGATGCCAGCTTTCTTGCAGAGCCCCTTGCCGTGATACCCGAGGACCACGGCGTCCAGTATCCTCTGCTTGACGAAATTGGGAACCCGCCTGATACCTTGCAATGACGGGGGTGGTTTCTTTCCCCTCTTGATGCGCCGCGCCAGACGTTTCGGTAAGCTCTTCGCCAGACGTTTGCGGCGGGCCTCAGGATCCTCGGGGATATACGTATTTCTCTTCTGCAGCGGAGTTGATATCTCCGCCGGGACGAATGATTTCCTGTCGAGAAGACGTCCCTTGCGATACGGCATGCACCTCTCTAGCTCCGCCATCAGCGCCTTGTCTTGGCGCCTACATTTCTCGATAAGATCCGGTCATGCAGGCTCGATGTCGAATATCGATAGCTCCACCGACACCTTGCCGCCCATCATCTCGAGCAGGGCCCAGCATCGGTCACGGGCACTGCGATACTCGAACTTGGCTCTCAATGGAATGTCTCGTGTGGACATCGGCCCGGACACTACAAGGATTTCATCCCCTCTATGAAATCTTTCTGGTGTCTTGAAATAACCATCCCCGTCCTCTCCGCTCCGAAGCTCGTCGATGATGCGACCTGGGACTGGACGAGGATGGTCGTCCTCCATGATCAACTTGACGATCCCGTATGTCGATTTAAGACATTGCCACACTCCCTTGATGAAGATGAAAAGATAACGGGGGAACAGCAATCGTTCGGCCTTGCGTTCATCGAGATAAACGGGGGCGTAAGTTGAGAACCCCAGGAGCTGGGCATTTTCGGCGGCCCACAGCTCGCCGGATGGCTTGGTATATGCGCAGATCCAATGGCCCATCGGAAAGGTTCCCTCGATGGGAGCGTATCATCGCGCATGGGCGAACCCCTGTCAATCCCGACCCCAATCTTTTCATTTAACTTATTGATTTGACGATAAAACTCCGGTTGCATTTAGGGTTTAGGTGTGGCATAATTCATCGTCCACCACCACATAAAGGTTAACCATGACAAATAATCCAATCCTTGACAAGATCAAGAAGTTACTGGCGGTAGCCAACGACAAGGGGGCTACCGAGGACGAGGCGGCCACGGCGATGCGGCTGGCATCGGGCATGATGGCCAAGCACGGCATCAGGCACGAGGACATCCCGGCCACCGGCGAGACGCCCAAGGCAACCCGCAGGCGGTCGATGCAACAACTGCGGCCATACGAAGTCGACGCATACCAGGCCGCCGGGGTCCTATACGGATGCGACCTGGTGATGTATGACCGCGGCAAGGCAGGCATCGAGTTTATCGGTCGCCCGATGAACATCGAAGCGGCCGAGATGACGGCGCAATGGCTGATGCAACAGATCGAGCGGTTCTACAAGGAGGCATTGCCCAGGGGATTGTCGGTGGCCGCTCGAGCCGAGTTCCGCCGCACCTTCAAGCAGGCATGCGCCAGCCGGATCGTGACGCGGGCATTCAAGATCATGGCCGATGTCAAGCGCGACGACAGGACGGCGATGGAGTTCTCGGGTTCCACAGCTCTGGTGGTGGTCAACCACTTCGCCCTGTTGCACCAGGAGAACCGGTCGGTCATGAATGAGATGGCGCTGCGCGTATCGAGGTCCCGGCCCAAGAAGCTGGGGTCCGGCACCATCGCCGGATGGGCGGCGGGCGACCGGGTGAAGCTGAGACAGGAGATCGACCGATGAGACTGATCCGATCTTCGAAGTGGGCCGTCGATACTGAGGATGACATCTACCAGATACTGGAGATGGCTCTCCAAAGGGTCAGAGAATTCAGCTTTATCGTCGATTTCGTGCCGCGAGTTCCCGCCAAGGTCTCCGAACCCGCCTCCGAGCCTGAATGGGGCGCATCGGACGATCATCGGAGGCGAAAGAGGAGGAAGCGTCGGGGGCCGCGCAGTGAACTAACCGCCACCGAAGTCATCATGAAGGAACTCCAGGACGGACGCAAAAAATCCGCCCATCTACGCAAGTCATTCCTGGTCAATGGTCTCAGCGATGACGGGGTGAGCGCATGCTTGGACATGCTGAGAAAATCCGGTAAGGTCATCAGGTGCATGCCGGGAGGAATATACGCATTGTCGAAGAACGAACCGGGACTCGAAGACTGGAAGGGAAAATATCAAAGATGAAGATAACATTCAAGGTGGAGTTCAAAAGACCGCCCCGCGCCAAGATCTCCGAGATGAAAGAATACATCGAGGCCGCGGTGCAGTCGTGGCGGGGGCAACTGTATCCGGGGTATCTGCATGAACGCGAAGACGACAGTCCAGATCCGATGTGGGAACTGGACCCCGATACTGTCAAAGTGAGACGTGATAGACCCAAGCAGAAGGAGTAAGTGCCATGGGCAAGGAAGAATTCAAAGCGATGGTCGAGTTGATCGACCAATTGAACAGCATCCACGGGAGGCTGTCCCAGCACCCCAACGACGTGCCTCGCACCAGGGCGTTATACGAAGAGCGCCGCGACGTGCTGGTCGAAGCGGCGCGCGAAATCATCGACGAGCCGTGGGAGAAGGAATGGCTGGAGGAGATCATCGGATGAGCGACGAGATCCATCAACGATTGAGTCGCATGATCCGCGAGTTCAGACCCAAGACCAGGATCGATGACCTGGAGGATTGGGTCGAGGAGTATGGCATGGCCGCCATCATCCACGACCTGATACTTCTCAGCATCATCCGGGCGCGGGCCGATCCCACCTGGATCGACTTGTGTAACGGGTTGAGTTCAATAATGATAAAGTTAGGAGAGTTGGATGTCGCCAGACGCGGGAAAAGAACTGATCCGTAGGGTTTCCACGGTGATCGAGGAGATGTTCGCCCAGCAGGGAGGGATCATCACCATCTTCCATTACAAGGGAGACAATGGCGAGGGGTTCCTCACGTCGGAGATGGAAGACGCGAGCCACAAGGAGGCCACCGCCATCGCCGTGCGCCAGATCCTCGCCGACGAGAACGCCGTCTGGGTCATCGTCATCACCGAGGCGTGGGTGGTCAGAGGAAATAAGGAAGAAATCGGCGACATCGACCATCGCAAGGGCCTGGCCGAACACCCCAAGCGAGAGGAGCTCGTGATGTATCAGCTGGAGGACGAGGACTTGATGATGGGGATAAGCGCGGTGCAAGAGATCGTGCGCCCGCCGGATCAGCCCCCACACCTGGGGGAGTTGAAATGGATGGAGCCATCCCTGTTCACCGAAGGCCGCCTGGTCGGCCTGTTGCCCAGAAAGAAATTGTCGTCATGAGTGACAATATGCCGCACTGCGGTCAAGGGACGAGGTCGACCGATGTGTGCGACAATGGACGATCAATGGAGGAATCAATGAAGATCAAACACTTCACCGTCGAGGGGCGCGGGGCATTCCCTCTGGACATGCTGCGATACGACGCATGCTGGCCATCGCACCCCGATGACGTAGCCGCCCTCGAGCACACCGACCACCGCAAGGTTCGCTTATCATCAGCCGGGGCCATGAGCCCGACGGTCGGCAGGTGGGAGTCGTTCATGTGGTATGTGAGGAAGGATCCACGCAATTGATCATCTGGCGCGTCATCAGCAAATCGGCGGCGGGCACATACGTCACCAACTTCTCGGACGAGGACGACGCCCGAAAGTTGTTCGACGACTTGTGTGATCAGCAAAGAGCGGGGCAGTATATCGAGATCGTCGCATTGGAGAGTATCAGACATGAGCAAAATACACGATCAGATAATGGTCGCCCTGGCCCACACGCCGGGCAAGCAAAGAACAGTCGCTGAGATACGCAACTATCTCAACGCCCATTTCATCCGGGGGCCATACGAGCCGGAAGAGGTGTTGAACGCCTTGACGGACCTGGCCGAGGAACGATCGATCAAGAAGCATCGCGGGCGGTGGCTGGTCACCGACAAGCGCAAAGGGGGATCGATCAACCGGCCCGACGTGCCCAAGCCCAAGTCGAGTCTCAGCGCAAGGATTAACCGCATTCGGGGTTAGCTGCACCCCCGATTAGATCAACACACACGCAGCGTAAGGAGTGAATGATGAACGAGCAACTTCCCAAGACCGACGATTTCCAAGGCACCCTCGACAACATCGAAGAGGGGATCAAGGGAGCGTTGAACGGTCAAGGCAAGACCCGCGCGGCGATGACCATAGTCGACCGCAAGGCTGATCATGTGGCCCTCACCATCGAGGCCCTGATCGACCAGGTGATCCACTGCCGCATCATGGAGACACGCGGCAAGTATCTGACCGGCCCGCGTGACGCGAGGATCCGCCGCCTGCTGGTGGCCACGGCGATGTCGATCAGCTCCGACAACGCCAACTCGATGGACAACTGAGTCTATGGGGGGCGGGTCTCGGCCCGCCCTAACCCACAAGGAGCTAAAATGGACGACCGCATCGACCATCTCGGATTTACCGGCACGCGCAAGGGCGGCACGCAGCAACAGCTGAGAGCGATGCGCCGGTTGATAGGTAAGCTGTGGCCACAGCACGTCCACCACGGCGACTGCCTCGGAGCGGACGATCAGTTCCACCTCATATGCCGCGAGCTGCATGTGCCCGCCATCATCCTGCATCCGCCCGACCGGGGCGACCACAGGGCCTTCTGCCACGGCGACGCAGTATGGCCGCCCAAGTCATACCTGGAAAGAAACAGAGACATAGTCGACTCGTCGGAACTGATGCTGGTGGTGCCCAAGACCGCCGATGAACAGCTGCGCTCGGGCACATGGGCCACCTTCCGATACGCCAAGAGTCTGAAGAAGAAGATCATCGTCATCGACCCTGACGGAGGAATGCACACCTACCGACTGACCCGAGCAGGAGCATACATCGAAGTGGGAACGAGAAGGAGACAACGATGAAGCTGCCCAACGAGCTCAATCCACAACCGGGACGTCTACGTCTGGGCGAGCGTGTATTCGACAAGTCCGAGCCCCGGCATTACGGCAAGGTCGAGGCGGTGGCGCGGACGACCAAGGGGATGATGGTCTTCATCAGGTGGGACGCGGGGTGGCGCAGCTCAATCCCCGTGGAGCAAGTTCGTCGAGTTTCACAAGGGAGAGGATGATGAAAAAGCCGTTGAAGCGAACAAAGCCAATCAAGGAACCGGTGGTGGTGACGCCCAATGGCGTGGCGCATCTGCCGGCTGATCTGCAGGTAGCCGTCATGCGCCGAGGTCAAGCGGTGGAGGGCGAGTTCAAGAACGTGGCGTCGTCCAACATCAAGGCGGTGCGGTGGGAGCGAGCTCTGACGGTGGAGTTCCACGGCGGTAGAAGATACACGTATATAGGGGTGACATCCGAGGTGTGGCGCGCGCTGATGACCGCCGAGTCGCACGGCAAGTTCTTGGGCGAGCACATCATGAAGAAATATCAATACAGGCACGAAGGGGGAGGGAAATGAGATACCCACAGCTCAGCTGCCTGTTCTGCGGCGTGGCTACCGAGCAATGGGCCAAGCACATGAACCACGAGTTCCCCGCCTGCGCCGAGTGCCGGTCGATCGCCGGTGGGCGGCACGCCGGAAGTCTATCGGACAAGGTGCAGTTCGTCAAGGCTCGGCTGGAGGTCAAGTATGGAGTCAAGAGCCCACGATGGCTGTGGAGCGTGGCGCACGCCATCGACACATACAAGGCCATCGACGGACTGGGGCATGTGACCAAGGTGAAGCGTGTCGACGCCGACGAGAGGAAGAAGATCGAGCGCCGCAACAAGATCCACGCCAGGAGGAAGCGACGATGATGAAGATGGTGGTGCTGGTGGCCCAGATCTACACCGACTGCGTCAGCCCAGCGGGCACGAAGATAACCATCGTTCCAAGAGGTGTGGCATGCCCGTATGAGACGATCAATGATGCCCGAGGCGCGGGCGAGCT